TGGTTGCCGATCATTCGGTGGCTCCAACAAAACGCGCCCGGTCCCTCGGACTTGCTCCCGACTCGGTCGGTGTTTGTTAGGAGAATATAGTTCCCGCCCGTTGACGGTCAAGAACATTCGTGAGGCGGGAATTCCGCCGAGAAGGGGTATCTGTATGCAGTGTCGTCTCGCCGCTGTGGCCCTATTGGTGGTGGTGAACGTGGCCGCCGCACAGACGCGTCCGGTAACCACCCAGCGTGCGGCCTACCAAGGCTCCACGTTCGCCAAGCGCACCGCCAGTTGGCTTCGCACCCATCGCGTAACCGCCACTGAGCGCGACCAGGCCACGGCCACCGCCGAGCGGATTGACAAAGAGATCGCGTCGTACGTCGCTAAAACCCATGCGGACACGGCCCTCGAGGCGGCGCTGTATCAGGGGCAGGTGAAGGACGGGATGCCAGTCGACGCCGTCCGCATCATCGGGAACGTGGCCACGCGCGGCGAGACGGTCGCCGGCACGGCTGCCACCGTCACCGTCTGGCAGGCGGCGCCCGACCCGGAGGTGGTGAGCGTGTTTATTGCTGACGGGAAGATTCGCGTGCAGGGGTGAATCCGGGTGCATCCAGGTTCACCGAGGGGAGTGTTGATATGACTGGTTTCGCCAAACTTGCGGTCGTCACCTGCCTCGGGGGCGCGGTCGTCGCGATGCTCGCCATGCTCGACGCGCTCGAATCCGTCCCGCGCCTCCGCGCCACGCTGGGGGTTGGCGGCCTCGCCCTCTTTTTCATTGGGTTTTTCTGGTTCGCCTGCATTCGCATCTTCGGGTCCCATGACCGCAAGAGGGATTCCGGGTGAATCCAGGTGAATCCAGAAAAACCCGGGTGCAAAAAGGTGCTATCAGCATCAGCATCAGCAGCAGCATCAAGACCATACCACTATCAACAACAGCAGCAGCAGGGCAGAGAATTGCTGCCGCCGCTCTTGCACGAATTCAGGACGATTGATAGGTTGAGGTTGGGGTTCCCCGAGTACTGTCAGCTCCCGGGCACCTCAACCGTGGCCTAATGTCCAGCTTCGCCGAAGCCGTAGGGCTTTCGCCGGATCAGACCCTCGACGACACGTTCGCGCAGGCGTTCAACGCCCTCTTTACGCCCACGGACGCCGCCATCAACCGCGACCGCATCGCCCTCGACCTGGGAAAGCTCGTCGCGTTCGTCTCCCGCGGCATCTCGATCGCCGACCGCCGCGACACCGCCGACTTTCAGGCCGCCGTCTACGAGCACGCCCTCTCCCTTCTCCCCAAGTACTGCCGCAAGCCCCGCAAGAAGGGCGTCCCCGCCTTCGACTGGTTCCGCAAGGTCATCAACCGCAAGTTCTGGGAGGTGACCCGCCGCGACCTCATGGTCCGCCGGCGGTCCCAGTCCATCGAGGCCGTCGACGACACCGGCGATGCCGCGGCCCCGGTCGACCACATGGCCGCCGTCCGCGCCAACAAGCAGCAGCGCTCCTTCCGCCTCCGCCACCCGGCCGACATCCACACCGCGGCCCGCCTGATCGACCTCAAAATCTCCAAGCTCGTCCGCGCGTACTCCATGACGACGGACGAAATCCAGCTGCACACCTGCCGCTCGAACGTGCTCGCCCTCCAGGACCTTCGCTTTGAACTGCTCGGCGCGTTCAAACGCGTCCTGACGGAAGGCGTCGAGTACACCCGCACCCGCCGCAACCACCACATGCCGACCCCCGTCCGCCGCGGCCGCATCAAGCCGACCGCCGCGGACACTGAACTTCTCATGAAACGGGAGATCCCCCTGTGGACATTGCCAAACTGACCGTCGAGTTTGTCCCGATCGACTCGATCCACGAAGACCAGGCCAACGCCCGCAAGCACGGCCGCCGGAACGTCGAGACGCTCACCGCCAGCCTGCGGGAGTTCAACCAACTCGAGCCCCTGATCGTGCAGGCCTCCACCGGTCGCATCATCGGCGGCAATGAGCGGTGGCGGCGGATGAAGGAACTCGGCGCCACCCACTGCAACGTCGTCCGCGTTGACGTGGACAACACCACCGCCACCCGCATGGCCATCGTTCTCAACCGGGCCGCGGAACTGGGCGAGTGGAACGAAACCCTCGCCGAGCAGCTCAAGGCCCTCAAGGCGGACGGCCTCGACCTCGCCGGCATCGGCTTCGACGACGACGAGTTCGCCCGCATCTTGGCCACGCTGGAGCCCCCCCAGTTCGACCCCGTGTCCGCTGACGACCAAAGCCGGTTGGACGAGAAGAACCAAGTCACCTGCCCCGAGTGCGGCCATGCCTTCACCCCCCCCGCTTAAACTCGATTGGTGCAGCTTCGAAGCCGCCCGCACCGCCTGTGAGCGGTGGCACTATTCCCGCTGCTCACCCACGGGCAAGACGGTCAAGATCGGCGTCTGGGAAGCCGGCGTCTTCAAGGGCGCCGTGATCTTTGGCCTCGGGTCCAACCAGTTCCTCGGAAAGGCGTTCGGCCTGACCATGTTCCAGTGCTGCGAGCTCTGCCGGGTGGCTTTGGACAAACACGCCACGCCCGTGAGCCGCATCATCGCCATCGCCGTCAAAATGCTCCGCAAACAATCGCCAGGTGTCCGCCTGATCGTGAGTTACGCCGACTGCGACCAGAACCACCACGGCGGCATCTACATGGCCGGCAATTGGGTGTACGCGGGCCGCGTGCAAGACGGCGGCGGCACCCCGAAATACCGCGTCCTGGGCAAGGTTATGCACGGTCGCAGCGTGCACGCCCGGTGGGGCCGGGGGGCCCAGCAGATCGACTGGCTTCGCAAGAACGTCGACCCGCGGGCAGAAAAGGTGTTCACGAGGGGCAAACACAAGTACTTGATGCCCCTAGATGGAGAGATGAGGACGCTGGTGGAACGCCACCGGCAGCCTTACCCCACGCGCGCCGGAAGTGCAGATGCGGCACGCCCGCCGATCCAGGCGGGAGGGGGCGGTGCAATCCCGACCCCGGCGCTTTCCGAAGCCCCCACGAATCACCCCGACCAACTGGCGTAACCCATGGCACGGCCGAAGATTCCAATCGAACCGCTGGAGGTCGAAAAGCTTGCCTCCTACGGCCTGTCCAACAAGGAGTTGGCCGAATTCTGCGGGTGCTCGACCGACACGCTGGAGCGGCGTTTTGCGGCAGTTTTACGCAAAGGGAGGAACAACCTCAGAATGCGGCTGCGCGTGAAGCAAATTCAGGTCGCGATGAAGGGTAACCCCGCCCTGCTGATCTTCCTGGGCAAGCAATACCTCAACCAGGCGGACAAGCTGGAGCAGGCCGGGAAGGTGGAAATGAGCCACACCGCCAAGAAGTCCGGCAAGGCCCCGGACGTGGCCGAGTTCGCGGAAGCCTTCCAACGCGTATTGGGGGGCGCGCATGCCGCCAAAGGCCCGCACAGCCCCGCCCCCTGACGACTTGGCGCGCCGCGCGTTCGCCGTGGTGGATGCCACCATCCTCCGAAACCCCTACATCCCCTGGCATCCCAGCGCCCTGCAGTCGCTCTTTTTGTCCTTGCCGGTGAAGGAAGCCCTGTACGGGGGGGCGGCGGGCGGCGGGAAGTCCGTCGCCCTGCTGATGGGCGCGCTGCAGTACGTGGACCAGCCCGGCTACCATGCCCTTCTCCTGCGCCGCAGCTTCTCCGATCTGGAATTGCCCGGCGCCCTCATTCCCCTCTCCCACGAGTTCCTCCACGGAACGGACGCCAAGTACAACGGGCAGGATCACCGGTGGACCTTTCCCAGCGGCGCGACGATCAGCTTCGGCTACCTCGCCAACGAAAACGACAAGTTCCGGTACCAGTCGTCTGCATTCCAGTTCATCGGGTTCGACGAGCTCACCCAGTTCACCGCCACCCAGTACACCTACCTCTTCTCCCGCTGCCGGCGGCCGGCGTCCATCGCCGGAGACGTGCCCCTCCGCGTGCGCGCGGCGTCCAACCCCGGCAACCTCGGCCACGAGTGGGTGAAGCGGCGGTTCATCGTCAACCCGCAGAACGGCCGCATCTTCATTCCCGCGCGCATGAGCGACAACCACGGCCTCGACCAGGCGTCCTACCGCGAAATGCTCGCGGAGCTCGACCCCGTCACCAAAGCGCAGCTGGAACACGGCGATTGGAACATCCGCCCCGAAGGCAACATGTTCAAGCGGGAATGGTTCCGCATCATCGACCGCCCCCCCGCCGACATCGTCCGCACCGTGCGGCACTGGGACATCGCCGGCACCCTCCCCAGCCAGGAGAACCCCGACCCCGATTACATCGCCGGCGTCAAATTGAGCCTCACCGCCCGAAACACGTTCGTCGTGCACAACGTGCGCCGCGACCGCTTGGGGTCGAAGGCCGTTGAGGAGCTCGTCGTCCAGACGGCCAAGATCGACGGGCCCGGCGTGGCCATCTCCTTCGAACAGGAGCCCGGCGCGTCGGGCAAGCTCCTCATCGGCCACTACGCCCGCAACCTCCTGCCCGGCTTCGATGTTCGCCCTATTAGGCCCACAGGCGACAAGGTTCTCCGCGCGGGCCCGCTGTCCGCCGCCGCGGAGCGCCGGGACGTGGAGTTGGTCAACGGGCCATGGATCGAGGACTTCTTGGACGAACTGTGCCCGTTCCCGGACGTGCCGCACGATGACCAGGTGGACGCCGCCGCCGGCGCCCACGCCCGCCTCACGCAGACCGCCGCCGAGTGGAGCGCCGACGACCTCCGCGAACTCTTCGACGACGGGACGGGCCCGGAAGTCGACCCGACGCGGGCGCTCCTGCTGGCACGACTGAAAGGGGAAGCCTGATGGGCCTGCTCAACACCGTCCTCCGCTGGTTCGGCCGCGGCTACTCGGCCGCGAGCACGATCGCCGCCGCCGAATTCAATCAGGAGGCCCGCGTCGCCGCGTACGGCGTGCGCGAGGCGTTCTACGACAATTCCATTTACCTGCCGCAGGCCCAGGGCGGCCTGCTCGAAACGATTATGCGGGACGCGACGGGCAAGTCGATCGACCCGAAAAAGCTCCGCGTGCAGGGGTGGTTTAACCCCGTCCCGCAGGTCGTCGACGCCTACGGCAACCTCTACCCCGGCACCTTCGGCCGAGAAACGCGCGTGGCCGACGACGTGCACGGCCAGCCGGTCAACCCGGCCCTCGTCGACCCCGAGAACGACCCCATCGGGCGGATCTGGCGGGCGAGCAACTTCGACACTGAAAAGACCAAGCTCACGGAGTGGGGCGCGAACCTCGGCACCGTGGGCATTCGCATCGTCGCCACCGACGACCCCGACCCGCTGAAACGGCGGGTGGCGCTGCAGCTGGATCACCCCCGCCGCATCGCCGACTTCGACGAGGACGACCGCGGCAACTGCACCGCCGTCCTCCTGCGGTACGAACTGCAGCTCCGCACGAAGCTCGGCGACACCAACCCGCACAAGGTCAAGGTGGAGGAGCTGCTGTCCAAGGACGGGTTCAGCCTCAAATACGACGGCGTCGAGCAGCTCACGCCCGAGGAGCAGGTCAACCGCCTGGGGGTGTGCCCGTACGTGATCGTGCGGCACCGCGATCGTGGGGAGCGGTGGGGCCAGCACGCCTACGCGGGCGCCGAGCCGATCATCCACAGCATCAACTACCTCGTCACCCGCCAGGACAAGTCCATCGACCGGCACGTCTTCCCCAAGTGGTTCGCCGCCACGTCGGGCGCCGCGCCCCAAAACATCAACCTCGGCGAGGAGTCCGTGGCGTACGCCAAGATGGACCCGGACTCCCCCCCGCCGCTGTTTCAGCCCCTCGTCGCCTCGCTCAACCAGGCCGACACACGGGCCTTCTGGCTGGAGGTGATCGACCTCCTCCGCGAGCGCTGCCCGGAAATGCTCATCAACCACGTCAAGCTGATTTCCGGCGTCAGCGGCGAAACCCTCGCCCAGGTGCTCAAGCCGGCCGAGGCCCGCATCCTCGCGGCCCGCGCGCTGTATGACCACGCCCTCACCCGCGCCATCCAGATCGCCCTGTCCTGGGGCATCATCCTCGGCCTTTGGGATCTCGGCACTGGCACCGGCACGCCCGATGCCGCCGACCGCGCCTACCTCGAGGGGAAGGAGGCGTTCGAGTTCGCCGACCGCCCGGCGCTGCCGCAGAGCGTCTATGACCGGCTCAAGCAGATCGAGCTGGATGAGGCCCCGCGCACCAACGGCATCACTGACGCCGTCGCCCTCAAAGACGACCTCTCGCACCGCGAGCGGCTGCGTATGGCGGGCTACAGCGACGAGCAAATCGAGCAGATCGACCGGGAGCGCCGGACCGAAGACACCATCCCCACCACCAACCCCGACGACTTCGGCGGGGCGGGCCCCGCCGTCACCACGTAAAGGAGCGCTATGAGCACCCAGCCCACCCCCCCCACCCCCGCGCCCATGAGGGGCATGACCCTCGGCAAGGTCGCCTCCGCGCCATCGCCCATGGTGACCTACGAATTCGGCGAGGCGCTGGCGGTCGGGAAAACGTGCGAGCGGCTGGCCGTCCGCGAGGGCGGCAGGGAAATCGTCTTCGAGCGGTTCGGCGAGGATTGGCACGTCAACGTGGAACCGCACGACCAGGACATGCCCGACGACGTGCGGCTCACCGTGCTGCGCAGCGCACTCACCCTCGCCACCGACTGCCTGCGGACGCTCGACAACCGCCTGAACAACCGGACCAGGGGATAACGTGGCCGAAGCCCCCCAATTCAACCCCCAGGGCGACGCGCGCGATCGGGACAAAGCCCTCCTCGCCGCCATCGCCCTTCTGTCCGTGGCCGACATTGCCGCGGCGGTCGAGCGGTGGAACCGGCTGGCGCCCAAGCCGTACCGGGACCTCCTGCTCGCGACGGTCAACCGAGGCAAGGCCGGTGCGTTCTATTACGACCCCGCGCACCTGGCGTTCGGCATCGGCGGCCGCGGCCTGATCGACCAGGGCGCGCTGCGGCAGGCGATCGACGCGTACCGGGCCGCGTCCGCGCGCGAATTCGAAGGCCTCGGCGGCCAGGTGGCGGCAGGCATGATCGCCGTGTCGGTGTGGCAAGACCTCATGACGCTGGCGATCAAGCAGCACCAATCGGTGTTCGTAGGGCTTGGCGCGGGCGGGGTTGAAAACGTCGACGTGACGGACCTGCGGATCGGGTCGACCGCTGTCCGGGTGCAGCTGGAGCGGTTGGATGCGTTCGCCGGCCAGATCGTCGAGGGAAAACAAACCGCGAACACGGTGGAGAAGGTGGCGCGGCGGGCGGGGACGTATGCGGAGGCCGCGGGCACGACGTACGAGGACGTGCGGCGGAACACGGCCGAGGACCACTTCGACGAGGAGCGGCGGATGTTACGGCCGGCGGACCACTGCCCCACGTGCCTCGCGCAGGCGGCGCTGGGGTGGCAGCCGATCGGCACGCTGAAGCGCATCGGCGATTCGGAGTGCCTGTGGAACTGCCAGTGCTATTTCACTTACCGGAGGAGCCCATGACCACGGCAAAGAAGCGGCGGCGAGAAAAGGAACTGGCGCGGGCACGGATGCGGCGCGCACGATTGCAGCAGAGCCTTCCGTCAAAGAAGAAGGGCCTGCCGGCGGCGGAGTCGGGGCGCGATCAGATGGCGAGGCTCGCCCGAAGCCTGGGTATGTCCGAAGTGGCCCGGGACATCGAGGCGGGCAAATACCGAGGAATTTGACCGACTCGCGTTGTTGATCCCCTATGTGCCCCAAGTCAGCCACCGTGGCAACCGTTTTACCCGTCCCGCGTCCCGCTGTGAGGCCTCTTGCATGATCCGATCCCTCTTCAACTGTGACTCCCCCTGGCTCTTCACCCGCGAGTTCTTCGAGGGTGACGCCGGCGGCGCCGGCGGCGGTGCGGCCGACCCGGCGAAGGAAAAGCCCAAGGACGACGACAAGGTCACGCTGACCAAGGCCCAGCTCGATAAGCAGAAGGCCGACGCGGTGCAGGCCGCCCTCGACGCCAAGAAGGCCGAGGACGAGGCCGCCGCGAAGAAGGCGAAGGAAGAGGCCGACCGCAAAGCGGCCGAGCAGAAGGGCGAGCACCAGAAGCTCTATGAAGCCGAAAAGGCCGCGCGGGAGAAGGCCGAGGCCGACAAGAAGGCCGCCGAAGACGCCGCCGCGCTGAAGCTCAAGAACAAGGACGCGGACATCGCCCTCCGCGACTTCCTCACCGACAAGCACCCCGACTACGTGAAGTCGGCCCCGTACATCCGCCCGCTGATCACCGTCACGGCGGACACCAAGGACGAGGACCTCAAGAAGGCCATCGAAAAAGCCGCCGAGCAGTTCGTGAAGGACAACCCCCGCCGCGTCGGCACGGGCGTCCCCTCCCGGCCGAACCGGCTGACGCCGTCGGTGGTCAAGAAGGGCGAGAAGCCCAACGAAAAGGGCGAAACGGACGAGGAGGAGGCCAAGCTCTCCACCGCGATCCGGCAAGGGTTTTAAACACGTCGCGGTAGAGCAGCCGGTAGCTCGTCGGGCTCATAACCCGGAGGTCGTGGGTTCGAATCCCACCCGCGCAATTCTCAGTTTTCTCTTTTTGGAGCCATGCCATGGCAGACATTGCGTTGCAGACGGCGAACAAGGCGGAAGTGGTCGAGAGCCGCAACCAGATGACCCTTCGCGCGGCCGTGGCAGTCACCGCCGGCCAGGCGGTCCGCGTCGGCGCGAGCGGTACGTGGGTGCTCGCCAAGGCGACCAGCACCGCGAACGGCACGGGCGTCTACATCGCCACCCGCACCGTCAAGGCGGGCGAAGGCCTGACCGCCATCAGGAGCGGCGTCATGGACGGCTGGGACCTGTCCGGCCTCGCCTACGGCGCAGCGGTCTACCTCTCCGACACGGACGGCGCCCTCGCCACGGCGGCCGGCACCGTGTCCATCGTGCTCGGCCGGGTGATCCCCGCGGCAGCCACGGTGCGGGGCGTCAACCCCGACAAGATTCTCGAAGTTCAGTGTCCGCTGTAACCGGGCCGCGCCGCGTTGGCGCGACACGGGTACCGGATGTGTAACCAACCCTCCCTCCTTTCACAGGGGAAACTCCCATGGCAGCGCTGTTGTATGGTTTCCATCAGCTCGCGGACCTCCTCTCCACTCAGGCGGTCGAAGTGGACCGCAACCTCCTCATGTCCGCCATCAACATGTCCACCGCGCAGCACAACCAGCAGATCAACGAGCTGCTGTCGCTGTTCTCCGAGGACACCGCCCAGTACAAAGTCAAGTTCCAGAGCGCGGTGTCGACGAAGAACCAGCCGCTGGACGAATTCGGCCGGTCCCGCCCGATCAAGCTCGGCCTGCCGTACGAAACGGCCTTTCCGATCTTCACCTCGGGCAACGCGTGGGGCGCGGACTTCATCGCCCTGCAGAAAATGACGGTCCAGCAGCTGAACGACCTCACCAGCACCATGCTCCTCGGCGACGCCCGGTACAACCGGGATTGCGTGCTGGCCGCGCTGTTCAACTCGACCAACGGCGGCCGGGCGTTCCAGGACCCGCAGTATGGCGCCCTGAGCGTGCAAGGCCTCGCCAACGGCGACACGGTCAAGTACGTGCTCGCCAACACCGATGCCCCGGCCACGGACAGCCACTACCTCTTCCAGGCCGCCGACATTGCGGACGCCACCAACGTCTTCGCCACGGTTTACACGGAATTGATGGAGCACCCGGAGAACGCCGGCGGCACAATTGTGACGTTCATCGCTTCCGACCTGGTAGAGGACGCCGAAGCGCTTGCGACGTTCGTCGCGGTGGGTGACCCGAACATCGCCAAGGGCGCCAACGCCGACACCATCGTCGGCTCCCTCGGCGTGCAGCTGCCCGGCACGGCCGTCCTTCGCGGCCGCACGAACAACCAGTGGATCGTGGAGTGGCCGTCCCTCCCGTCCGGCTACGGCATCAGCCTGGTCGTCGGCGTCAGCGAGCCCGTGCTCCGGCGGCGGCAGGACCCCGAGGCCCAGCTGCAGGGCTTCCGCCCGCAGGGCGAGCGGCAGGACTTCCCGTACTTCGAACAGCAGTGGTTCCGCCGCTGCGGGTTCGGCGCGTGGAACCGCGTGCGGGCGGCGTGTTTCCTGATCGGTGCCGGCGCGTGGGCCATCCCGGCCGGGTACGACACCTTCGAGCCGTAAGCGGCTCACCATCCCTGAGAGTTCCGTCGAGGCGGGCTGGGCACGGACGCCCTACCCGCCTCGATTTTAAGTGCACCCAACCCGTACGGAGGCCGTCATGGCTACGTTACAGAACCTCGCCGCCCGCCGGCAAAAAGCCTTGGAAGGCATCATCGCCACCCTGCAGGCCCAGGCCACCCAGGCGGGCGTGATCCTGCCGGAGTTCCCGGTCCTGCGCCAGAGCTACGAGCCGCTCCTGCAGCACGTGCTCGTGGTCGAGTGGATCCACGGCAGCTTCAAACTGCTGGCCGCGCCCGCGGCGGCCCCGGCCGATAAGGCCCCCACCGGCGGCGACGACAAGGAAGATGCGGGCGATGGCGAGGACGAAGGGGACACCGGCGACGACCAGAAATCGCCCGCCACCGCAGTGCTCAACAAGTTCCGCAAGGAGGAACTCCTCGCCCTCGCGGCCGAGCGGAAGATCGACACCGTCTCCGAAGTGAACACCAAGGCCGAAATCATCGCGGCCCTCACCCGCAAGTAACCTGGTGGACAGGGAGGGCCCGTCATGCCCCTCGAAGACAAACAGTGGGTGGCGCTCAACCTCCCCAAGGCGTCCAAGTTCTCGAAAAACGGCATCGTGCTCACCATCGACCAGGCGATCAATTACGCCCTCGAGGAGACGCAGAACGACGCCGGCGAGAACGTGCGGGAACGGGCCGTGGCCCTGCTCCTGCGGATGCTGGCGGCGGATTACCCGTTCGAGGCCTTCCAAGCGGGCTCCTACCAATACACCCGCGCCCAGCTCCTCGCCATGGCCGACGATTGGGAGGCCAAGGCCGCCGGCGGCACGTCGGCCGGCTCCCTGACTTCCGTCCCCGCCGTGTTCGGCGACGAGTGCGACACGGACGAGTACGCCGCGGAGTGCTGACATGCTGGGAGTCGAAAACCGCACCCTGACCATCCGCCGGCCCTCCGTCACGCAGGGCGACAGCGGCGGCAACGTGTACGGCGACCAGAATCCCGTCATCGCCACCGGTCTGGCCGCGCCGCTGGTGAACGCCCGCGGGCAGATCGCGTACGAGCTCCAGAAGCGGGAAATCGTCCTGGCGGGGATGTTCGTCCTGGACGAAGACCCGTGCCACCGATCACTGGGGCGCGCGAAGGCGGGGGACACGGTCACCGATGACCGCGGCAACGTGTTTATGATTGAGGCGGTTGAGGACGTGGCCGATCAGGGCACCGTCTTCAACGTGTTCGTCCGTGCGGTGAACTGATGCGCGATGGGCCGGGCATTGAGGCGGTTATCCGGGAGTTCCGGCGCCGGGCGTACTTGGCCATGGAGGAGATCCGCCGGGACGCCGTCGCGGATCTGAAAGTGCTCACCGGCGTGCAGGGCCCCCCGCGGTCGCTCCCCGGCGAGCCCCCGCGGATGGACACGACTACCCTCAACCGCACCACCACGTCGACGACGATCAACCAGGGGAGCACCATCACCGTCATCATCGCCGAAGACACGCCCTATGCCCGCGCGCTGGAACTGGGCAACCCCGAGAACAACCTGAAGCCGCGCCCGCACATGAGTCTCGAAATGCAGCGGACGAAGACGCGGGCTGAAGCCACGCTGATCCGGCATCTGGGGGGAGGTGCGCATGTTGGCGCTTGACCGAGCCATCGTTGCCCGCTTCAGAGGCATCGCCTTCACGCCGGCGATTGCCACCCTCTGCGACGGCAACGTGCCCACCGGCACCCGGAAGCCGTACGCCGTCATGTACTGGCTGGACCTCGGCGGACCGGCCAACACCTTCAAGGACCAGGACGGCATCCTCCTGACGGTCGAACACCAGACCCTCCAATTCACCCTCATCGCCTACGGCAAGGACACGGCCGGCGCGCTGCTGGAGCAACTCGACGCCGCGTTCAACGCGCGCCCCCTCACCGTGGGCGCCGCCAAGGCCACGCCCGTCCGATCCTCCCCCCTGATCGTTCTCGACACCGGCAAGGTGGAGGCCGATCCGGTAGACCGCACCGCCAAAGCCGTGTACCAGGCCGTGGTGCGATACATCGTCGACTTCGACTTACTCACCCCCACGGCCTGAACTCCCTCCATTGAAGCCCTATGAGCCCTTCGAACGGACCCGATTCCCGTTGAAGGAGCAGCGTCATGGCGATCTCGGTGTGCAAAGGCATTAGCGGCGGCGTGACGTTCCCCGCGGGCGGCGGGTTCCGCGCGGCCCAGTGGCGCGCCGAGGTCCTCACCGACATCCACGACGCGACCGGCTTCGACTCCGGGGGCGTGGAGGAAAACGAGACCGGACTGGAGCGCATCGTCGCGTCCGCGGCAGGCTTCCTCACCAAGGGCACGACCGCGACCGGCCGGCCGCCCGGCGGCTCGTACACGTTCACGGCCGACGAGGGTTGCACCATCGTCTGCACGCTCCGTGTGGGCCGGTGGGCGCCCGACGTGAACGTCAACGACAACGGCAAGTGTGCGATGGACGGCCGGTCGTCCGGCGCGTTCACGATCACCTGGGACGACGGCGCCTAACCGCGTCGGCGATCCCGTTCCGTAAGTCTCCAGCTGGGAGGACCCGATGGGTTTTTACGTCAAATTCCAATGCACCAAGAACGGCAAGACGCGCGAATTGACCGCGTACCACGGCGGCACTCGCGCCGAACGATTGGAGGACAGCAAGATTGAAGTCCTCCGGAAGCAGCTCCAGGCCTCGCACCCGGGTGCGACGATCGGCGCCATCCGGGCCTTCGACCCCGAGAAGGACGGCCAGCCGCCCGAGCTCGGCGTAATGGTCGCGACGGACGCCCCCAGCACCCCCGAAGTTCCCGCCGCCCCGGCGACGACTTCGTCCATCACCACCCCGCCCGCCGCGGCCAAGCCGCTGCCGCCGGTTGTGCCGCTGCCGAAGGCCTGATCCCTGCATCCCCGCGAAACCTTTGACGGCGGCCCGTGTCGGGCCGCCGTTTTTATTCCCCCCTACCGAGGAGCCTTATGAGCTTCGCATCCCTGAGCGACGGGCCGGTGAAACACACCCTCCCCGATGGCAAGGTGGTTTCGTTCCCCCTGCTCCCCACCGACGAACTGATCGACATCGGCGCCACCCTGCGGGAGAACCACGCAGCCCTCCTGCACGCCGCGTGCGCGCAGACCGGCGTCCCCGCCATCGAAGCCGCCCACATGGTCGCGCAGGCCCGTTGTGCACGGATCGAGCCCAACGCCCTGTACATCCACATCCAGACTGTGGACGGATCCGTCGACGTGCTGCGGCGGTCCCTGCGGCTGTCGCTGGGCGTGGCGGGCACCACCCCCGACGAGCGGGCGAAGAAGACGACCGCCGACCAGCAGAAGGAAATTGAAGACCTTCTGAACCGCATCCCGGCGGTCCGGCGGAAGGATTTAGCCGTCGCCGTGTCGAACATGCACGACCCCGAGCCGCCGCCCGCGCCGGCCCCCGCCCCCGCCGCGACCGCCGAGGAGCCGAGGGGCTTCGGAGACGGGGGTGCCGCCCGCCCTACCGAGGAGCCGAAGGGGTTTCCGGACCGCCAGTAGCGGACGATTGGTGGAATGACGTGTACGCCCTCGTCCTGGCCACCTACCACGTCCGCCCCGGGTCACTCCCCTACCGCCGGCTCATGAAGCTCTACACCGTCGCCCTCCGGCTCCTGAAGGCACAGCGGGCCCCGGCCGCGTCATCCGCCGCGAGCACTGAGGACGCTAATTGGCAATGGGCTCTTAACGCACGGGACAATCTGTGAGCAGCTTCAGCCTCGGCCGTCTCCAGTTCGAAGTCGAAACCCGCCTGCAGAAGACGGAGGACGACCTTCGCCGCGTCGACCGAGTCATTGACCAGGTCAACGGCAAGTTCGAGACCCTTCGCCGCAACATGGAGCGGCCGATCAACACGGCCGTGAACATCCAGGACAACACTCTCGCCGCCCGCGCGGGGAGCGTCGCCCCACCCGCAGGCGCGTCAATCCCGGGGACGGCGGGCCAGAATACCGGCGGCACCGCCGTCTGGAACGGCCAGCAGTACAAGGTGGGCCAGCCGCTGCCGGGATTCCCCGGCGGCGGCGGCCCGGTCGTTACGGGGTTCGCCCCCGGTCAAATGCAGGTGCGGTTCGGCAACAACGATCCGACGTGGACGAACGCCCCGGGCTTGACGATCGGCGGCACCGCAGCGGCGCCGCCTACGTCGCCGGCGAAGACGCCGCTGGGCACGTCGGCTGCGTATTACTCGACGGACAAGGCCGCCGGTCGCCTGGCCGACGACAGCGACCTGCGCATCCGGTCGAGCCGGGCGGCCGCGTTCCTGCCGCTGGGGCCGGACGAGGGGCGGCGGAACCTCCGCTCGCACAATGACGCCCTGATCAACGCCCTGAACCTCGACGCCTTGGACGACGCCATCCCGGGCCAGATGAAGGCGACACAGGACGCGTTGCGGCGCGACTCCCGGGCCGCCGACGTGCACGAGGCGCGGCGGGCCCAACGCATCGCCCTCCGCGACAGCCTTCGCATGCAGCGGGACATGAACTCCGCTCCGCTGACCGATCGGGAGCTGATCGGCGAACAGATCGACCGCATGGCCGGCCTGGGCATGGCCAGTTCCGTGGGGGGCGGGAAAGGGGGCCGGGTGCCAGGGGTGCAGGGGGAGGTGAGCCGGGAGACGTTCGCCGCGCTGAAGCTGCTCGGCGGCGGCCGGGCATTCGCCGGGGCGGGCATGCTGGGCATTCAAGCGCTGGCGATCGCATCGGGCATGGGGAATGCCGGGCTCGATTACCGCCGGGACATGGCGATCGCCGGAAACGACCCGGCCGCGCAGGCACGCGCGGAAATGAATTTTCAGGTCAACCGGAACAACGCCATCCCGATGATGGGCGGCCTTGGTCTGCAGGTCCGCAACTGGGTCAACGGAATGTTCGGCGGCCCGACGACCCAAGGGACCGAAGAAAACATTGCCCTCGCTCAAAAACAAGAGCGTCTGAGCGACCTCCAACTTCAGCAGCAGCAATACCTGCGGCAGCAGGGCCTCGCCGCTGGCCTCGCCCGCAATGCCCGCGACCCCATCGCCCAGGCACGTCTACAGATCCGGGCGGGCCTCGTCGAGGCGAAAGAAGAGGCCAACGCCTTCGGCAATCAGATGCGCTCGAACGGCGCAACCGAAGACCAAGTCAAAGCCGCCGTGGATAAACGCAAGGCGGCGGCCGAGGACCTCGCCCGGCTGCAGCGGCAGGAAGTCGCCCGCATGGAGCGGCTGACCGAGCAGTCCCTGAAAGACGAGGCCGACATCGTGCAACTCCGCGCGCAGGGCAAAGGGCACGCGGCCGACCGTGCGGAACTGGAGAAAAAGCTCAACGAGAACATCCGTGCCCACGACGGCGACCGGTTCCAGGGCTACTACATCCGCCAGCGGGACGCCGCCCTCTCCCAATTCGACCGGGACTTGGGCCTCGACGACCGCCGCATGCGGTCCCAGGCGTCGTCGGACGTGCTCGCCTACGGGTATCAGGGGCAGGGCATGGACTTCGCCGCGGCGATGCAGCGGACGCAGGAGGAGGCCCGCCAAACCCTCAGCCGCATCGGCCAGCTCTTCGGCACCGGATCCACCGAGTACTTGACGGCGCAGGGCCGGTACGGTGCCCAGTTGGGGGCGATGCGGGCCGAACAGGGCCGGCGGGTAACGGACTACTTCGACTCCTCGGCGACGGCGTCGGACGTGGCGGTGTACCAGTCCCGGGGGGATGTGCTGGGCGCGCAGAACGCGGCCCTCGAGAACGAACGCCGCCGGCGGCTCCGTGAGGACGTGCCGAAGCTGATGGACCCGGCCAACCCCACGGCCACCCAGCAGGCCGCCGAGCGGGCCATCAACGCCGAGATCGACGCCCGCAAGGAGGCCGCGGCGGCGATGCGGAAACGCACCGTGGACATGGCCGTCGACGACCTCCAATCCCACACCGCGGGCAACGTCTACCGGCTTGGCAACAAGCCCATCACCGGCGACGTGGTGGAGCAGTACAACCGATTCCGCACCCAATACTTGAACGTGCAGGGGTCGGACGAGGAGAAGAAGCGCATCCGGGGGGCGATGGTCGACTCGGAAGTCACCGACCTCCGCATCATGCAGAAGCAGCTCATCGAGGGGACGCCCGGGGGCGCGAGCCGGATCGAAGCCGGCCAGATGACGCACCGCGCGGAAGACAACAAGTACCTGCGGGACACGGCCGAGGCCCTCAAGGCCATTCAGGGCATGATCGCCCAACTCCTCGGATCCAAGAACGGCATGGGCGATCCCAACTTCTTCGGATGGAGGGGCGGCTGATGGCCCTCGACGTAAAGCTCGAACTGATCAACGGCGCGAGCGTGCAGGAGACGCCCACCTCGGTCACCATCTACCGGATGGCGCGGGTGAAGGGGTTCTTGGACCCCGACAACGCGCACCTCGCCATCGTCGACGCCCACACCGCGCCCGGGCTTCCGGTCATCGGGGACCCCTACCCGGACCGCGAGTTCGCGGTCCTGCGGAACAAATTCAGCGTGCCAGTGTCCGACGACCTCGCGTTCGTCACGATGGTCTACCAGTGGCAGCAGTATCAGAGCGCGTACCTGAAGAACTTCCGCGCCACCCTGCAGCAGCGGATCATCAACTACGACAAGGATGGGGTGCCGGCCGTCCTCACCTACACGCCCCCCGGATCGACCAAGGCGGACAAGTACACCTGCGACATCCAGCAGATGTTCCCCAGCGCCACGCTCGCCGTGCAGCGCATCGAGACGGGAGACCCCGAGGCCGTCGCCGCGGCCTACCTGGGTGGCGTGAACAACGCCACGTGGCGCGGCTACCCCGCCCGCACCTGGCTATTCCTCGGGCTGGACGCGACCACCGACGACAACGTCTGGTACCGGGACATGTACACCTGGATTTACAACCCGCGGACGTGGGACGAATTTCAGGTCTACCGGGACGGCACGGGTCGAGTGCCCAAGGGCGTCGATAACGTGGATTTCTCGGGCGTCACGACGAGCGGCAACGGGTGGAAGCGGTTCCGCGCACAACCCGAGGTGAACTTTAGCGCGGCCTTCCCCTGGGTGTGACATGAGCAGATTGCCTCACTGGGATTCCAAGCATCCGCAGCTCAGACCCGTTGCGGACAAGATGAATGACATCGTCGACCAGGTGAACGGCCTGACGACGATCATGGGCTCGCGCACGGTTTCCACGAACAAGACCACGCAGGGCGTCACGATCTCCGTCTCCGACGTGGACGGCCGGAAGGTCGTCGTCTGGGACGGGGTCGTCGTCAGCACGGGCCCCAGCGCCGAAGCGGACTACACCGACTCGCGGTATTGGGTGAAACCCAGCTTTCTCGACCAGGGCGCCGGGGTGACCGAAACCAGTGCGGCCGCGCCCACGGCCGAGGACTCGACGGAAGAATTCGCCAAGGCGGTCACCGTGACCAATCTGGCCGAACTGCCCGTGAAGACGCACGGCCTTCGCCCGGGCCAGGCGGTGCGGGTGGCGAGCGTTTACGGCCGCGTCAGCGGCACCGCGACCCCCACCCTCCAGCACATCATGTGGGCCACGATCGCACCGGCCACGTTCAAGGCGCGGATCACGGCGGTGACCGGCAGCTTTCCGGTGTGGACCTACACCGTGCAGCGGCTGGTGTCGATCAATACGGCGAACACGGACGCCACCCGCCGTGTGACGGACGGTGTAAACCTGACCGCCAAAAACGGCATGGAGTGGACGCCGGCGGCCTATCCGTACATCCACGGGAACGGCCTCAAGATTGCCAACAGCAGCGGCGCGGTCGCCACGACGTTCGCCGGGTCGACGGCCTCCACGTGTCTCATCCGGTCGATCGCAGTGGGGGCGGTCGTCGACGTGACGGCCTTGCTCGATCAGAGTGGGAACGTGGTCTACGAGTTCACCGAACCCAACTCGGCACAGGCGTGAGGTGACCCGTGAACATGGCATGTTGTGCGGAGACGTGCGCCACCACCTGCGGGGCATGCCCTTCCGGCCTGCCGACCACGATCGCACTGTCCGCCGCCAGCCTGTCGGCGGTGCAGACGATGGTGGCCACGTGCGTCCCCACCGGAACGGCCGGGACGCTGCCGGAATGGGATGGCACGTTCACCTTCAACGCGGGCACGTGCGACTACGCCATCACTGAGACCACGATTTCCGGCAAGAAGATTCGGATCGAGTGGACCCGCACAAGCACGACGTTTGCCCTCGGGGCCAATAAGTGCGCGTGGCAGTTCGTGTTCCGATACTTCAATGCCGGCACGGTGACTCAGCTCACCGGCTTTTTCGCCAAGTGCGACCCATCCCCGGTGGGGAACTACATCACGAATTTCAATCCCAGCTTTTCGAGCGAGCCGGGGTGTGCGGCCACTCAGTTCCTCAGCCTGGACATCGTTTGATGGAAGCATGCACGCACTGGCAGGACTGCGGCATTGAGCGGGGCGGCTGCTGCGCGGCCGGCCGGTACGGCGGCCGCCCGAGCCTCGGCGTGTGCGGCATTTGCCCGGCCAACACCCGCCGCGGCGAATGGCCCGGGGCGCTTGTGCATCTGGTGCCAGACCCCCGCGTGCCGCGGGAGCGGTGGCCGTGGTGGGCGAAGCTGCTGGCAATGCTGGCGGAGCGGGAAGACGTGGGGGCCGGCGACACGGTCCACCGCGTCATCGGACCGTTCGGGGAGGCGTGGGAGGAATTCCAGCGGTGGCGGGGCCGCTCCTGTTCGGCGTGCGCTGCCCGCTGGCGGCGGTGGAACGCCCGGTATCGCTACGACTGAAAAGGTGCGGCCCGCGATGCCGGGGAGGCGAACGCGGGCCGCTGGGAGAAGGACAAAAGTAAGGTCCTCAGCATAAACGGCCGGTCGGCTCATGTCATCTGCCGGTGAACTGTGCCCATGACTTCCTATGTGGGGTTGTTCCCCACTCGGAGGCATCTATGTTCACCGCCCTCATCACTTTGCTTCGGACACGGTTCGTCGCACTCGTCACCACGCAACTGGCCTTCCTCTTCGCCTACCTCGTGGGCAAGGGGTGGATCGACCAGGCCAACGCGGACGCAACGGTTCGGACGTTGGCGAACGCCGGCGTCATCGTCGTCTTTGCCATCGCCCATCAATTGCTGCTGTCGCCCACGGGGAAGTGGCTCATCTCCTTGCTGGAGAAGGTCCTCGGCGTCGATCTCGACGGGGACGGCAACCCACCCGCCGCCCCGCCCGTTGCCGGCCTGATAATCGTGCTGGCGATCGGTGGCGCGACTGTCGGCACGGCCTGCCTGCCGGGATGCGGCCTCTTCGCGGCGCCGACAGCCACTACGCCGCAGGAAGACGCGATCCGCCGGGTGACCGTTGCCCAGGGCATGTATCAATTTGCGGTGAACACGATCACCCAGCTCCACGCGAAGGGCGAGATCAGTGATTCGACCATGAAGGTCATCGTCCCCATCGAGCAGACGGTCTACGACTACCTGACCGCCGCCACGACCGCCGCCAACGAAAACCGGCTCGTCGACACCAACGAGCAGCTCAAGCTCTTCTTCAAGGCGCTGGACCACCTCACCGAGATCTACGGCGGGACGCCCGCGCCCACCACCCAGCCGGGGTAACCATGGAAACCGCCCTCATCGTCGCCGCCATTCAGGCCATGTCGCAGCTCGCCATCGCCAAGATGCAGGCGGACGCGACCACGGCCAACGAGCGGCAGCAACTGCTCGACGCCCTCACCAGCGCGGCCAACGCCAGCCATGACGCGCACGTCAAGTTCGTGCTCGAAGCGGCCAAATCCGCCCAGGGGTAGACACCATGCGGCCAGCATTTCCCATCATGTTCGGGCTCAACGCGCCGATCTACTCTGACGGGTGCGGGCTGCGTCCGTTTTTCGACGGGTTGGCCGAAACCCTCGTGGCCGAAACGTTCTACGCGACGTGGAACGGCGAGGGGATGGTGTACCCCCCCGAGCGAACGATCACGAGGCTTCTCGACATCGGTTTCAGCACGATCATCGCCGCGGGTCACAGTCATGGCGCGCACGCCCTCCGGACCGCCCTCCTTGGCGCGCCGGCGCGAAGCGTCGACCTGGCCATCTTCTTCGACCCCGCGCCGGTCGGACAGCCGTTCCTCTGGTCGGAGGCGGACCGCGACCCCCTCAAGCGCCTGTCGCCCCCGCCGGCGGCGAAGCGGGTGATCTGCTTCTACCAGCGGAACGATAAACCGCTCTGCGGCGTCCCCTTCCAGCCTCGCGACGATGGGACCGTGCAGAACTTCATGGTCGGCGGACCTGCCCTCACCGACGTGGCCAAGGACTGCGGGGACGAGTTCCTCGACTTCGGCCTGCACCACAGCTCCATGTGCTCCGACCCGCGCGTCCAAGACCGCATGAAGCTGGCCATCCTCGACGTGGTCAACGCCCACCTGCACGCGGGGATCCGGGGGGCGGTGTGAAGAACGTCGTCGCCGCTAACAGCCATCTTCCCATGAGTGCCGCCCTCGTCGCCGCCATGCGCGCCGCCGCCGCCGACGCCGCGAAGCGGCAGTCAATCGAAAGCTGGTCGCGGGCCTACGGTTGCGACCGCAAGACGGTTCGCAATTACGCGGTCGCCAACGGCCTCAAGGCTGCCTATTTCGACCGGCCCGGTGCGAGACCGCACAAAAACGCGGACGCCCTCCGTGATGCCCTCCGCGAAGCGGCTGCCGACCCCGCGAAGCGGCGGACCCGCAGGGAGTGGGCGGTCGCGTTTGGCGTCTCCATGTCCACCGTGGACGGCTACGTGTGCGACCTCGGACTTCAGGGCGCGGTTCGCTCGCAGCCCCGGCTTCTAACTCCCAAAAAGTCACAAAAGGTGCCGGCGCAGGTGTACGTCAAGGCCAGCGGTCGCCGCTTTCAGGCTCATGTTCCCGTCGCCGTCGCCCGCACTGCGGGGCTGGATATGGAGGACGAGCTGTTGTGTACGGCCGTTGGCGAGGGGCAGGTGCTGGTGACAAAAGTACCGCCCGCCCATCGTATTGCAGCGGGGGGCACCAAATGACCTACGACCCGACCAACCCCGCCGGCTACACCGCCGCCCCGCCCGCCCGCTGCCCGGACGCGTGGCGCGACCCGGACGACGGCCCGCCGATGGGCCTCGTCGCCCGCCCGTGCGAGCCGTCCTGGACGGTAAGCGGGCTCCCGCTGGCCCCCGCGTACGCCGGCCCGCTGGCGATGGGGCATGCAGGCGTGTCCGGCGCGTCCACCGGCGGCGCGTCGTCGCCGCCGGCGCCGCAGATAACCCCGCTGCCCGGGGCGGCCGCCGCCGGGATCGCCCTGCTCTTGGCGCTGGCCGCCGCCGCCCTCGTTCGCCGCCTCACCCGTGTTGGAGACTGACCCATGCCCACGCTTGACGACCTCCTCCTCACCGCCGATTACGCCGGCCTGTCCGACGCCGACGCGGCCGCGCTGCTGTCGACGCCGACCGGGTACGTGCCCCGCACCGAGCGCGTCACCATCACCACCCTCTGCAACGCCGACGTGTGGGGATTTTCCAAGGCCGCGGCGTTCCGGGAGGCTCTGGAGGCCGTCAAGGGCGTGGGCGGGACGAACGGGGCGGGGGCCGCCACCCTTCTCGTCATCTTGAGCGGCCCCGGTTTTTCGACGGCCGACCCACAGGTCGCCGGCCTTGCCCAGTCATTCGTTGCCCTCAGCGGCGGCGTGATCAGCCTTGACGACGCCAAGCGGGCCCTCGGCGTCCCCCAGTACCCGGCCGGCCGCACCTACACCGCGGACGAGGTCGCCGCCGCCCGCGCCGTCCTCGCCCGCACCGCCCCCCTCACCGCCCTCAAGGCCCGCCTCGCCCTGTTTGACAGCTACGCCGGCCCGGCGGTCGACCGCCTCCTTGCCCGTGCCCTGGACGGCGAGACGGTCGCCGCGCCGACGCTGGCCGAGCTGGTCGCCGCATTCGAGGGGCAGGGGGAGTAAGGGATGGCCCGCGCCAACAGCACCGTCTACGAAGTCCGCACCACCGGCAGCCCGACCAACGGCGGCGGGTTCGTCCCCGGCGCGTCCGGGACCGACCGCAGTCAGCAGGACAGCCCGCAGTACGCCGTCGCCGACGCCGTCGCCAACGGCACCACCACCGTCACTTCCGCCACGGCTAACTTCGGCACTGACGTGGTCGGCAACATCGCCTACATCGGCGGGGACTGGTACCAAATCCTCGCCCGGACCAACACCACCACGATCACCGTTGACCGGACCATCGCCGCCGCCACCGGCCTCACCCTCAACATCGGCGGCGCGCTGAGCGACGTGGCCGTCGCGTGCAGCCTGCTCGGCGGCAGTGGCGGGATCGTGTACGTCAAGGCCGGCACGTATACCATCTCGTCCTCGACCGCGTCCGTGGCCGGCGGACGCATCTCGATACCGTCCGGCAACGGCACCGCCCAAAACCGACTGATCGGGTACCAGGCGACCCGCGGCGACTACGGCACCGCCCCCGTCCTCCAGGCGACCGCCAGCATGGCCGGCAACGCAATCGTCACTGTCGGCGGGACGGACGCCCGCGTCGAAAACATCTGCGCCGACGGCAACAGCCAGACCACCACGGACGGGATCGCCGGCTCCGGAGGCGGTAATACGCACGCCTATTTTTGTGAGGCCAAGCGGTGCCGGAACGGATTCAATGCGTTGCGGGGGACGGCCTACCAATGCTCCTCTCATCACAACACCAATCACGGATTCAACGGAGCCGGCGGCGGCCAGTCGTTCAACTACTGCGAGGCGTACGAAAACGGCGGCGACGGCTGGAACATCGACGCCACGGCCCCGTCCGTGTCCCAATGCCTTTCCTACCGCAACACCGGGCGGGGGTTCTCCCTGACGAATGGATCGTCCCCGTTTATCCAGAACTCCACCGCCGCGTATAACGGCGGCGACGGCATCTACTTCAATAACGCCGCCACCACACTCGTCGTCAACGATCCCTGCGTGAGCTACGGCAACGGCGGATATGACCTGAGGTTCAACGCATCCAACAGCGGCCGCTGGCCCAACTGGGCGGTCGGCCAGCGGACGACGGCGGGCGGCATCACCGGCAACGCAGCGGGGACGTTCGAGAACCTCATCACCCTGACGGCGAGCCCGTTCACGAATGCCGTGGGGACGGCCGGCGGGGCGTCCGATTTTTCCCTCAATAACACGACCGGCGGTGGTGCGTCGATCCGCGCCGCGACTTATCCGCCGTATCGCACGGCCAGCTCGCCGCGGTATTCGCCGCCGGGGGGGCAGGGGTACTCAGCCGCCGGCGGGGGCGGTGGCGGGTCGATCTTCCGAAGTCCCATTTTCGCGGGGGCCTGCTGATGCCAGTCCAAGCCAGCCAATCCATCAGCCGCCGGTTTTGCCTCGCCAATCCGAGCACGGGCGCGGCGAGCAACGCCGACTCGACGCCCACCGGCACGCTCCTCGCCAACGGGTCGGCGATGGCCGCCAGCGTCGTCATTTCGGCCGGCGGCAGCACCGGCGAGTACAATGCCAGCTTTACGATCCCGTCCGGGCAGGCGGTGGGGGATCAGATGGACCTGGAGGTCGCGGCGACAGTGGGCGGGGTGACCGGCCGGGCGGTCGTTTGGCGGGACGTGGTCGACGCGACGGTCAACAGCCGCCTCGCCCCAACGACCGCCGGGCGGACGCTCGACGTGGACACCAGCCATAAGGCCCCGGCGACGCTCGCCAGTACCGACGTGACGGGCAACCTGCCGGCCGACCTCAAAGCCATGAGCGGCGGCGACGGGGGCAAGGTCGACGCCCTCCGGGCCGCCATCGGGGCCAACGTCGTCGCCGCCAGCGGCAACTGGCTCACCACCCTGGGCGCCAACGCCCCGGCCGGCTGGATCAACGCCGCCGCCGTCGCCGCCGCCGCCCTCAACGGCAAGGGCGACTGGTCCACCCACACCGCCGCCGACGTGCGGTCCGAAATGGACGCCAACAGCACCCAGCTTGCCGCCCTCACGGCCCGCCTCACCGCGGCCCGCGCCGGGTACCTCGACAATCTCAACGTCGGCGGGGCCGTCGCCAGCCACGCGGACATCCTCGCCCTCAACCAGTCCGCCAGCCGCCGGATCGTCCTCTCGACCGTTGGCCAGTACGAGCGGCCCGAGTCCGGCACGACCGGCTACACGATCGAGGCCCGCACGTACGACAAGGACGGGGCGGCCGTGAACGCCGACTCGACCCCCACCCTCAGCGTCACGGGGAGCGTGTCCGGGTCGCTCGCCGCGAACCTGTCGGCCGCGTCCAACCCGGCCACCGGCGTCTACCGCTGGACGTATTCGACGACCGCGGCGGCCACGCAGGAGCAGGTCCGGGGCGACGTTTCGGCCGTGATCGGCGGCTCGACCTTTACCCTGTCGGTCTACACTCAGGTGGTCGACCTGGTGGCCGCCACCTGGACCACGACCGACCGGCAGCTCCTGACGGACATCCACGACAAGCTCCCGGCCGGGGCCATCGGGGACGCCACCGAGGCCAACGCCACGACCAACAAGGACGCCGTCCTTGCGCGGCTCGGCACGCCGGCCGGTGCGTCGGTCTCCGCCGACGTGGCTGCGGTCAAGTCGGACGCGGCGGCGACCCTCATCCAGGCGACGGCCGCGGCGGCCAGTGCCGCCACCGCGGCCGCCCAGGCCACCCAGGCCTCGCTCGACGCGGGGACGGCGGCGGACGCGGCGATCGACGCCAAGGCCGTCACCGACAAACTCGACACGCTCATCGAGGACGACCCGGACAACGCCGGGGATTACCGCCTCACCGAGGCGGCCGTGGCGAACGTCCAGATTGAGACGGGGGACATTACCGCCGACGTGGACCCGCAGACCGTTCGCAACGCCCTCGCTCTCGCCCTCGACGACGATGTCACCATCCAAGACGGCTCGATCGATTCGAAGCTCTCGGCCGCCAAGGTCGTCATCCTCTCCCCCCTCGATCCCGATACCTCGGACCTCGAGCTCGTGCGCGGGGACTCCTACAGCGCCACCCACGGCCGCGCGATCTCCTTCCCCATCGGCGCCGCGCCCGACCTGACGGGCGCCGTCCTGAAATGGCGGGCGAAGCGGCTCGACCTCGCCGGCAGCTTCACGGCCGAAGTCGTATGCACCGTGACGGGCGCGGGCACGTCGAACCAGGTGGTGGTCTTCGCGCCCACGGCCGACTTCACGCGCGGCCTCGTGGCGGGCCCCGCCAATTACGTGTGGGATCTGCAGGCGACGTGGGCAGGGGAAGACCCGGCCACCTTGCAGCGGGGTCTGCTGAGCGTCATTGACGATGTGGTCGGCAACGCGTGAAACCCTATCTGCTCGGTGGAGCCACCGAAAGGATCACGACGTGCCGAGCGCCGAGAACCGCCCCCTGACCCTGAAACACCTGATCATCGCCATCGGCATCGCCGGTGCGATCTGGGGCCCCATCTGCACGCTCATCGGCACCTACTTCGGCCTGTCCACGCGGGTGACCATCCTCGAAACGTCTAAGACGTACCAGGAAGAGAAGCTCAGGACGATCGACGGCAAGTTGGACCAGATCATCTCCGGGCAGCGCGCCGGCAAGCCCTGATCACTTCTTGCCCTTCAATTTTCGTTGCCGCTTGGAGTTCGGGTCGACGGGCCTCCCGCCCTTCGCCCCGTTTTTGCGCGCCGCCTCTGCCTTGTTCGGCGTTTTGAGCATCCCCAACAACTGCGTCGGGTTGAGTTTAATCACCTGCCCGCAGTGCGGGCAGGGGTAGTCGACTTCGGCCATGGACTCCCTCCGTGACACACCAAGTGGTCTGGGGGAGATTGTGGCATCGACACGGGCCATGTTCAAATCTCCTTCCTTTTGCGAGGTGCGCGGCGGGCGGGGGTCGCGACCCATTTGTAGGGATGGCGCCCGCCGAGCAGGGAGAGAACCGATTCCAACCGCGCGCCGCAGCCCGGGCACTTGAAGGGCGGCGGCTTGGTGAAATCGAACTCATCGGGCGGGACGCCAGCGGCCTCGAAGTGGTTGACCTGGCGATCGCAGTTCGGGCATGGCGCTTTGGTTGTGGCGATCTTCGCCAGCTGCTTGCGAACGCGCCGCATTTCCTGGATGAGTTCCGGCGGGTATTGGGAGAAGTCCATGGCGGGGCCTTTCAGTTTGGGGTGGGTGGAGACGACGAGAAAGGGGCGCCGGCCAGGGCCGGCGCCCCGCGGGCTATTCATGCGACGAGTTGGGCAAACTCCTTATCAGCCATGCCGACCAGATCTCCGCCGATGCGCTCCATGCGGCTGGCCTCTTCGTGGTCGCCAGCGTTGTCGAGGTCGTGGGCTTGGTAGGTGACGGCCTGGACCAGGCCGAAGCCGGTCAGGTCATTCGAGGAGAAGAGGGCCTTGAGGATGGATTCGCGCCGGTCGTCGCTCAGTTCGTAGGCGCTCACGACGTTGGTGACGGCCAGCGTCGGGTCGTCGATCACCGTGCGTGCGAGGCCGTTCAGCCGATCCAAGTACTGCTGGAATTTTTCGGGAGCGAAGGCCGTGCGGATGGCGTCGCGGACCTTGAGCCATATGGCCTTGGATTCGGCCGCGTTGGTGTCTTCCGAGTAGATCAGCCCCTCCTCCTCCCGCCGCCGGCCGAGGTGGATCTGAGAGAGCCCCTTCGACACGATCAGGCCGTTGGAGCACACGTCGCGGAAGGCCGCGAAGTTGATCTGCAGGCCGCCGCACCCCGTCTCCGAGTTGCGGATGGCCACGGCCGCCCGCTGCATGTCCGGGCCCGTTGTCCGCGTCCAGTGATGGCCCTCGCCGCCGTGAGCGTCCTGATCGCGCTTCACTTCGCCGGCGACGGTGGGCGAGACGGCGAAGATCTCGAAGCCGTCATCCCACAGGCGGGCTTTCCAAATCTGCGCCCCGGCCTCCTTGAACGTGTCGGCCGCACAGAGGAAAAGGTCAGCGTTGTCCAGGATGCGGTAGGAGTCGGACAGCACCGCCCGCACCTGGCCGTCGAGGGTGCGGACCATCATATTTTTGTTGTCCCGCGCCAGCAGCTGGGAGAAGTTGTAAGCCACGAGGTCGTTATGGCCGTCCTGGCGGAGGCGGGAGACGTACGTGAGCGGCAGGCCGAGCCGGTGCGCCAGCTGGTACTCGGCCTTGGGCCGGAGGGGCAGGACGCCGGCGGTAACCACGTCAAGGCGGTTGCCGCTGGCCCGCGCCGCGACTTCCGCGTCGTTCCAGTCGAAGTGCACCCGGTCACCGACTTTGAAGGCCTTCACGCCGCCGAGTTCGAGCTTGCCGTCGTCGGTGAAGCGGACGCGGGCGGGGGCACAGATGTAATCACGCTTGGTCTTCTTCTGCCGTTCGAGCTCGATGGCGATCGAGGCGATGTCGCGGGGGTTGTAGGTAGCGGTTTGGGTCATGGGAAATCTCCTGAAGGGGGTGAGAGGAAAGGCGGGCCACACGCCCGCCATAAAACCTATTTATGGGTTATGTTCAAAAAGAAGAGTAGGTACGGTCCGGAATGGTCACGCGGTAAATGGTGCACTGGTCCCGGGTCTCGACCCGCTCGGCCTTGAAGTCGAAAGTGACGATCTTGCCGCGGGCCCTCAGGGCTTTGGCTTCACCCTCGGCGGTGGCCGGGGCGTCGGCGAACTCAGGAATGCTCACAAACTCCGGCACCTCGACCCAGTAGCGGTCTTCGGCGTCGCTGGGGAGCACGGTCGCCCAGGCCCCCACGTAGCGGCTCACGCGGTGGAAGGCGGCATAGTCGGCGTCCTGTTCGCTCAGAAGCCGTTCCTCGCGGGTCACCGGGACAAACCATTCGGCCTTGGGAAGTTGGATCGTGGCGGGCATCGTGCGTCCTTTCATGTGGTCAATCATAACCCATATATGGGTTGTGTCAACCAGATAAGCGGCGCGGGCGGGGATTTTCCGCAGGCATTTCAGATCTTTTGACGTTCGATCAGGTTGGAGCCACCGAGCCCCCCCCCCCCCGCCCCAGGCCGCGCAGCGGTCCGCAACCGCAAACCCCCAGTAGATCG